GGCCGGATCATCATGTCGAAGCCGGCGTTTCAGCGCATCCGGGTCGGCGACATCGAGATGGAGGTCGACTTTCTCGCGCTCGACAAGGAAGACGATGTTTCGAAGCTTCGTTCATTGGAATACACTGGTTTCTACGTCAACGAACTGCAGTATGTGCCGAAGATCCTGTTCGATGAGATGACCTCGCGCGCCGGCCGCTACCCCGCGATGAAGGACGGAGGGCCGACCTGGTACGGCGTGATCGCCGACATGAACGCGCCGGACGAGGACCACTTCATCCCGATGATGACGGGCGAAGTCGAGTGGCCCGAGAACATGCCGATGGACGAGCGGCAGGCGCTGGCCTGGCCGCACGATTGGGACTACTTCATGCAGCCACCCGGCATGCTCGAGGTCTACGGCGCCGACGGCAAGACGATCGAGGGCTACCGCGACAATCCGGACGCCGAGAACGTTAAATGGCTGCCGCCCGGCTACTACCGCAACCAGATCAAGGGCAAGACCAGAGCCTGGATCAAGTCGCGGGTGCTGAACAAGATCGCGCTGGTGATCGATGGTGATCCGGTCTGGCCCTGGTTCCGGCGCGAGGTCTATGTCGCGCGCGAGGCGTTGCAGCCGGTCAAGGGGCACGACCTCTACGTCATCGCTGACTTCGGCCGTCGCCCGGCGGTGCTAATCGCGCAGGAGATCAACAACCGAGTCTGCGTGATCGAGGAGATGCAGGACTTCAACGCCTCGGCGGTCACGTTCGCGCCGAAGGTGAAGCGGCGGCTCGAGCAGCGTTATGCCGGGTTCAGCCTGCGCTTTTTCGGCGACCCCAAGGGCGCCGACAAGATGCAGAACGACGACCGTACCGCCTATGACATCTGGCGCGCGAACGGGATGGACATGAAGCCGGCGCCGGTGAAGCAGAACCTGATCCACACCCGGATCGAGGCTGTCGATCACCTGGGCTCGACCATGTACGACGGCAAGCCCAGGCTGCTGATTTCTCCGGTCTGCCGCACCCTGATCATTGCTATGGAGGGCCGCTATTGCTTCGAGAAGAAGCGCGCCGGCGACCTCGAAAGCAAGACCGAGCCGAAGAAGGACCGCTATTCCGACCTGGCGGATTGCCTGCAATATCTAGCGGTGTCGATGGGCGAGGGCCGGGCGATGATCGGAATGCCGCCTGTGGGAGATGTCAAGCCGGCGCGCATCGCGCGGCCGCACAGGACGCTGCGCCGGGTGTCGTGATGGATGAGGCCCGCATTCCCGCCGCGATCGAGCCGAACGAATGGTTCGTCGTTTTCCACCGCAAATCATTCAACCGGTGGCTCGGCTGGCTGGCGATGGGCGAATTCAAGCACGTTTCGGTATTCGGCTATTGCCCCGGGCTGAAGGTGTGGCTGCTCTATGACGTGCAATGGAGCGGCACCCGGATCATGCTGGTCGACCAGGCCACGCTGATCACCTGGAGCAACGGCTGCGACATCCTCAAGATCAAGCGCGTCGGCGCGCACATGGGGTTGTCCTCCCGCCTCGGCCTGACCTGCGTGTCGACGGTCAAGCACCTGGTCGGGTTGCGGTGCGTTGCGGCGACCCCTGACCAGCTCTACCGCCATATCCTCCGCAACGGAGGAATCTCCATCTGTGAACGCCCCCGACGTCCAACCGGTCCAGGTCGATCCGAACCTCGCGAACGAGCAGCAGCAAGCTCAGAACTCGCTGGTCAAGAACCTGCAGACGCAGACCCAGGGCGACATGGCCTCGCTGATGGCGCGCTACGGCACGCAGCTGGCCATGGCGGGGTCGTCTAGCGGTTCGCCGCTCGCGACGCCGGCGCAGGTCAGCCCGCAGTTCTCCGGCAGGTTCTGATGGCCGCGGACGAACAGAGCGCGACGGGATCGGCCGGGGCCAAAGAGGATCTGGAAAAGCAGGCTATCGGCCGCATCGCGGCGTGCCGGATCTGGAAATCCTATATCGAGCTCGATCTCAAGGAAGGCTACTTCTTCGCCTCGCCGCACCGCCAGCGGCAGATCAATTCGCAGGTGCAGCCGGCCACCCAGCGCATGCTGGACGCGCCGGAACTGAACACCGATCAGGCCTTCATCATCTGCGGCGACTTCATCACCACCATCGTCAACGCGTTCCTGCCGGAAGCCGAGATGTGGTGCGAGCGCGGCCCCGGCATGTTCCTGCCCGGCGGCTCCGATGGCGATATCTGGAAGTCGATCGCGGACAAGGTCAAGGACGGCGACCGTAAGATTTTCGAGGCGATGAAGGCCTCGAACCTCTATCCCGAGCTTCCGAAGGCGTTCAACCCGGACCTGCCGCTCGGCACCGCGGCGTTGTGGGTCGACCGGTCCCACCCGTCGCGCCCGATCGTGGTGTCGGCGGTGCCGCTGCGCGAGCTCGAGATCAACCTCGGCCCCTACGGCGAGATCGATGACCGGTTCGCGGTCCGCTACACCCGCAACGCCTATGTGCGCGAGCTGGTCGGCGAGGAAATCTGGAAGAAGATGGACGCGAAGCTGAAGAAGCTTTGCGAGGACAAGCCGAGCGACCGGACCCAGGTGGTGTGGGGCTATTGGCGCATCTGGCACGATTGGAGCGATGAGGTCTGGCAGCACACTGTGATGCTCGGCAACAAGCTGATCCACGACGTCGAGATCAAGGGCGAGGGCTCCTGCCCGCTGCTGGTGATGCGCTTCAACCCGACCGCAGACTGGCCGCACGGCATCGGCCCGCTGCTGCAGGGCCTTCCGACCTTCCGCCAGATCGACGAGCTTGAGATGATGCGGATCGACCATTCCTCGCTGTCGATGCGGCCGCCGATCACTTATCCCGACGACACCTTCGTCAATGTCGAGCAGGGCGTGGAGGAGGGCATGGCCTATCCTGTCAGGCCTGGCACCGCGCAGGACGTCAAGGCGATCTACACCCCGCCGCCGGCGGAGGCCGCGAACTACCAGTATCAGGAGAAGCTCTCGAACCTGCGCAAGCTGTTTTTCGTCGACCATCCCGAGCAGAGCGGCGACACCCCACCGACGGCGACGCAATGGATGGACGAACTTGCGCGCGCCCAGCGCCGCATCGGCACCCCCGGCCTGTCGTTCTGGCGCGAGGGACCGGCGCAGATATTCCTCCGCTTCAAGCATCTCTTGGAGATCGCCGGCGTACTGCCGCCGCTGCAGGTAGACGGCCGCGCGGTCGCCACCATGCCGCGCAACCCGGCGCAGGCCGCGGCCGAGCAGCAGGAGGTGGTCAAGGCGATGCAGCTCCTGACCTATCTTGCCCAGACCTTCCCGGAGGAATTCAAGGCGATGATCGACGGCAAGAGCACGATGCAGGCGATCATCGACAAGGCCCGCGCCACCAAGCTGATCGTGTTCCGCAAGCCCGAGGACGTGCAGAAGATGGTCGACACCATGTCGAAGCTGATGGGTGACCGCCCGGTGCCGAGCCAGCCCGGCGGTGCACCGATTCCGGGACCGGCGGCATGAGCGAGATCGAAGCAAAGGACATGGTCACGGCGCTGGACCGAATTGCGCGGTCGACCGACGGGCAGGTGTTCTACCGCTACCTGCAGCGCACGCTTTGTGCGGTCGCCTCTCCCGACATCGCGGACGGTGCGTTGCGACAGTTGGAGGGTCGCCGCATGTTCGCCTCCGAATTGATGGGCCTCATGGCCGGAGGAATTGCCGACAGTGACCGACACGCCATCACCTTCGTCTCCGCCGCCAAGCGCGCAGACCCCGCCGCCCGCGGCGCCGGCCGCCGCGTCACCGCCGCCACCCGCGTCGCCGGCTGGGACGATCACCCCGGCATCGCCCCCGCCGACCCCGCCAGCGGCACCGACCCGGCCTGAATACATTCCCGAGGCACATTGGGATACGACCGCGAACAAGGTCCGCGACGAGGCCGCGCTATCGGCACACTTCAACGAGATCCTGTCGCGCGACGCCGCGGCGCAGTCCAAGGCGCTATCGCGGCCGCAGACCGCCGACGCCTACAAGGTCGAGCTTCCCGCCGATTTCACGCCACCGGAAGGCGTCACGTTCCAGTTCAACGAGGCCGATCCTCTGCTGGCGCAGGCCAAGGCGATCGCGCATCAGTCCGGGCTGAGCCAGGAGGATTTCTCCAAGCTGCTCGGCGTCTATGCTGGCGCGCAGGTCGCGACCACGCAGGCGGTGAATACGGCGCGCGCCGCCGAGGTGGCCAAGCTCGGCCCGGCTGGGCCGGCGCGGATCGATGCACTCTCGACCTTCTTCAATTCGTATCTCGGCGAGACCGAGGGCAAGACGCTGATGTCGCGGATGTTCACCGCCGCCGACGTCCAGATCGCCGAGAAGCTGGTTGCCAAGATCAGCGGCCAGGGCGGCGCTTCATTCCGGCAAAACGGTCGCGAGCCCCCGACGGCGCCCGGCAAGGTGTCGCAGGAAGAATATGCCCGCATGACGCCGGGCCAGAAGTGGGATTACGCGCGCTCGCATGACCAGAAGCAATTTCAAACCGCGCCCAGCGGCCGGCAATAGGAGCCTGAACGATGGCTGTCTCTAACCTGATCACCCTGCCGGAATATGCCAAGGGCTTCGCGATGGAGGACATCCGCCGCACCGTGATCGAGATGTTCACGCAGTACTCGGACATTTTCGAGGTGATGCCGTTCGAGTCGCTGCGCGGCTCCAAGTACACCGGCTACCGTGAGGCGGCGCTGCCGAGCCCGGTGTTCCGCGGCATCAACGAAGCATCGTCCAGCGGGCACGGCATCATCTCGCCGTTCGACGAGGCGACCTATATCGTCGACCACGACATCGACGTCGACCGCGCGATCCAGGACCGCCATGGTCCGGAGCGCCGCAACTATGAGGAGCGCATGGGCATCACCGCCTTTGCCCGGCTCTGGGTCGACACCTTCGTCAAGGGCGACCAGTCGACCAACCCGCGAGTGTTCAACGGCATCAACGTTCGCGCCCGCAAATATGGCCGGCTCTACCACAATTCGGCCTCCTCGGGCGGCGGCGCGCTGTCGCTGGCCAACCTCGACCAGGTCTACAACAACGTGTCGAAGAAGAGCGGCACGACCTATCTGTTCGTGCCCTTCGTCTCGATCCCGCTCTGGATCCAGGCCGCGCGTACCCAGACCCTGACCGGCTTCGTCATGCAGACCTGGGATCAGATCGGCACGCCCAAGATGAGCTACGCCGGCAACCGCATCCTGTTCGGCTATCCGAAGGACGATCAGGTGCCGGTGCTGCAGTTCAACGAAGTCGCCACCGGCGGCGGCTCGGCCGTCACCGCGTCGCTGTACTGGCTGACGCTGGGCGAGGGCATGATGCGCGGCATCCAGGTCCGGCCGCTGACTCCGGAAGACGTCGGCATGCTGCAGGACCGCAAGACCTATCGCACCCATATCGCCTGGGACATCGGCCTGGTCGACGAACACAAGTACTGCATGGCCCGGCTGGACAGCTGGACCAACGCGCCGATCGTGGCTTAAGGAGAATCCCTATGACTTCGATCCTTCGTCGCGCCAAAATTCTCGGTATGACCGACACCTCGCAGGTCGGTATGCAGCAGGGCGACCGCACTTATTCGTTCGATGCCAACATGGGCCTGTCGGATGGTGCGGTGGCAATTGCGGCCTCCGGCTACGCGCAGTATGCGGGTGCCGACGGCATCGTCGACATGGGCGGTAACCAGAACGTCACCATCACGCTGCCATCGATCGCCGACGTTTCGACTATCACGCCGCAACAGGCCCGCATCGACGCGGTGTGCGTGGTCGATGTCACGGCGGTGACCACCTCCGGCACGGCCGCCGAGAAGCTGATCATCGTCGGTTCGAATGATCCCGCCTTCGGCGCCGGCAAGACGATCCAGCTCGGGATGATGGAATTTGGCGCTATCGCCGCGCAGGAGCAGCCGAACGGTTTCGTCACCGCGGCCCCCAACGCGATCGGCGGCTCGCGCTACGAAATTCCGTTCACGACCGAGCAGAACAACGTCAAGTACCAGTACGTGAAGATTTACGTCGTGATCGCCAATTCGGGGTCGATCACCTTCAAGGCCTTCGTGGCCGTTCTGCCGGAGCCATAGCATGCTCGGACCGGAACATCTTCTTCCCGGCGACCTCGTGGACGTGCTCGATCGCGGGCCGCCGGATGCGTTGTTCGCCAGTCCTGTGCAGTATCGCTGGCACGCCACCGACGCCAAGCACGCGATTTCGGTCGAGCCCGAGCGGTATTCGCTGGTTGCGCATCAGGTCGCGGCCACGCCGCATCAGCCCGGCTATTCGGCAG